GCCGCTGGCGCAATAAGATTGTAAACGACATGGCCGTGTGTATGTTCGGCAAGCCCGCGGCGGTGGCCGCTGGTACATTCCGGAAGGAGCGGGCAAGCGGCAGGGAGTAAAACAGGGCCGAAAAATGCCCGTTTCGCGCCCGTTTCATGCCCTTGCATTGCCCGTCTATATGTGCTATAATTATTACGCTGATTTATTGCGAATGAAACAGCACACTTCACAAGCCTTCACGGGTTCGCCCGTGGGGGCTT